TTAATCATTAAAACACCGTGTTAAGGAGACACGTAGGGTATCCAGTCCCTGGTTAAGGTTTGTTACACAAAGATTGCCGGGTGAAATTCCCGGCATACGGGTAGTGGTGTAAGGTAACACAACGGAGTTTTTCAGCGTTTCTCCGGTGATACGGGGTTCGATCCCCGAATGCCCACGATTTCTAGTATTAATTTTAAGAATAAACATTATGGGAAATTTAGACGAAGCAACAAAGAGAATGGCTTCAGCAATGAATCAAATTTCAGAGATTACCACAACAAACGGGATGGATGCAATCTGCATCTTACATAAGGAAGAAGCCGGTATTTCCGCCACCCCATTAATCATCCATGGATCCTCTCTCAAAATCACACTAGCAATTGTAGAAAGCATGCTGAAATCTCCGGAAACTCGTAATCTGTTACGTGGGGCATGCGAATATTACAAAATCCGAGAAACAGAGAAAAGAACAATGACTGAAATGCTGCCTTATCTGGAGGAATTCATAGACGAATTATTAAAAAAGATGTAAGAGCAAGCTATGAAAGTTGTACACTCTCCCAGCCCATCCGCCAATCCGAAGAAAAGAGAGAAAATTAATCTTTTCGAGAATGATGATCCGGAAGAAGTTGCAGCTCTATGTCAGCAATCTGCTCAGCAGGAATCAAACAAAATATTGTTAAGAATAGACGCCCGGACGCAAGTTCTTGTAGATCCTAAAGATGCGACTTTGGAACATGCGGAAAAACTACGGCAGCGGTATAAATTAAATTATTGCCGCAAAGCCGTAGGGGGGCGTAAAAAAGCATAATACTATGTATGTAGACAATGACAGTCGTGGTTTTCTTGCGATTTATGATATTAGTCCTGAAGACGCATCACGCCTCGCACAAATTATTGAGCAAGCAGACAAGCAGCTTTTATCCCGTCCTATTGAAGGTCTCAGTAAACAATTACGTTCACAATTAAAAGAGTTTGTTTACACTGTACTAGATAATAAACCATAACTATGCATTTTACTGATGATGATATAAAGCGCATCAAGGATGCCTCTGAAAAGCATCTGATCGATGTAGTGCAAGACTTCCGAAACCTTCGCAAATCCGGTACCAGCTACGTCTGTGACTGCCCTATGTGTAAAGCTTCAAAGAAGTTTAGCATCAATCCGGCTAAGGATATTTATTCATGTTTCTCTTGTCACCAGATAAGTGGCTCCGGTGCGCTTGACTACTTAATGAGAGTCGAGAAGAAAGAATTCCCGGAAGCTCTCGAACATTTAGCACACAAGTTTAACGTCATATTAGACCAGCGTCCAGAACAGAAAAAGAAGCCAGTTACAAAAATGAAGCAAGGAAGCAAGAAGGCTAAAGGTAATGATACTAATAGCTTTTGTGCAAAAATGCTGTCTGCCTCCGGATTGACATTTGAAGATGTAACAGCGAGGATTTACAAAACAGATGATACCAAGTCTATTTTTGAAACACGTACTTTTCGCCCTGGTACTATCAATGATTCCGGTGTCATTGATCCTAAAGGAGATGATGTTATCATCGAATACTATGATTTAGAGGGTATGCCTGTTACCTATGCCCGGAAAGATCACCGCAAACGCGAAACAGGCGAACGGAAAGAATATTTTCGTGTTAGATGGCAGTTTCCGGATGCGCACCTTGACAAAGAAGGGAAACCATTCAAGTACAAATCCCCAGCAGGCTCAGGTACCCCGATTTATATCCCGGAAAAGCTCCGGAGAATGTATAAAGAAAAGAAAGAAATACCCAGACTCTTTATTCAAGAAGGAGAAAAGAAGGCTGAGAAAGCGTGCAAACATGGTATCCCATCTATTGCAGTCAGTGGCATTCAGAATCTTGGCAGTAAAGAGAACAATACTCTTCCGGAAGATGTAGTCAAGATCATAACGACATGCAACGTTAAAGAAGTCGCATTCATTTTTGATTCAGACTGGGATGATATCAGCACTAACATTAAACTGAATGACCGGGTTGAAAAACGCCCATACTGTTTTTTCTACGCTGCTAGAAATTTCAAAGAGTATATGAGAACCCTCAAAAATCGAAATATATATGTGGAGATTTATGTTGGACATATACAAAAAAATGATGCCGGTGACAAAGGGATAGATGACTTACTTGCAAATTCTCTTAAAGATCACGAGAATGAACTGGCCGAAGACATTGAGTTTGCCTGTAATGCAAAAAAGGGGCTTGGGAAATACGTTGAAATGTTTAAAGTCACCACCTTGACCGATCACAAGATGCTGGAACTGTGGTGTCTTCATTCTAACGAAGCGTTCTCCGAGCGTCACAAAGACGTTCTTAAAAATCTTCCGGAGTTTGTTTTTGGAAGATATCGATGGAAGTTTGATGACACAGGGAAACTTGTCCTAGCACAACCTTTCGATGATGATGAAAAGTTCTGGGAGGAAGTAGATAAGGAAACTCGTTCCGGGATAAAAACCGAGTATCAGTTTTGCTATGTCAATTCCCACAACTTTCTTCAGAACCGGGGATTCGGGCGTCTACGACGTTTGGATAAAACTTATCAGTTCGTTCATTTAGATCCACCTGTGGTCAGGTCGATTGATGCTTCAGATGCACGTGACTATTTATTTCAATTCGCTAAACATTATTGTAAGAAGGAGGTAAACGAAATGCTAATTAAAGGAGTATCCCAATACGTGGGACCAGACAAACTATCGCTGTTGAATTTCATTGAACCGAACTTCATCAAGCCAAATCGCGAAAGCCAATATTTCTATTTTAATACGAAATGCTGGTATGTAACTAAAGACAATGTACAGGAAATAGGTTACGAAGTCATTGATCATCACATTTGGGAAGAGCAGCAAAAAATAATTCCTGCTAAATATTTAGGCTCCCCACTCATCCGCTTTAAGGTTGATCAAGACAATCAATATTCCTATACCCTCTCTGAGGAGGGTAAAAAATCACATTATCTCCAATTTCTGATCAATACAAGTAATTTCACTTGGCGTAAATCAAAGGACGATTTTTCACCTGAAGAAGAAAATGAGAATCATATTCATTTGCTTAGTAAATTATGTGCGATTGGATACATGGCAATGGAAGCAAAAGATAGCAATGTGGCTAAAGCAGTCATTGGTATGGACGGAAAACAATCCGAAGTCGGAGACTCTAATGGAAGATCCGGTAAATCCTTAATCGGCGAGTTATTGCGCTGTGTTGTTCCCACTGCTTATATACCTGGTAAAAGAAGCGATATCTTCAATGATCAGTTTATTTGGAATGATGTACTTGAAAACACAAAGTTTGTATTTATTGATGACGTTCTTCAGAATTTCAACTTTGAATTCTTGTTTCCTAATATAACAGGTGACTGGAGCGTCAACTACAAAGGAGGGAGACGAATCACTCTCCCATTCGAGCGTTCACCCAAAATATATATAGCAACTAATCACGCTATTCGAGGAAGAGGATCAAGTTTCACAGATAGGCAGTGGCTACTTGCCTTCTCTGACTACTATAATGACTCACATAAGCCTGTAGATGACTTTGGAATACGTTTTTTTTCAGAATGGGATTTTGATCAATGGAATCTTACATGGAATCTTCTAGCTAACTGCATACAACTTTATCTCCAGTATGGAGTGATTCAAGCTCCCGGCGAACGTTTGGAACAACGCATACTCAGACAAGAAATCGGTGAAACTCTTATTTCATGGGCAGATGAATATTTTTCTTCCGAGGAACATCTAAATCACCGTCTTGTCAAAAAAGACTTATATGACGCTTTTTGCATCTATGATCCTATGCAGCGGAAATACATATCTCCTACCGCATTCAAAAAGAAATTTATTATGTATTGTGACTGGAAAGGATACCTCTTTAATCCACACAAATATGATAGTAAAACTGGGAAACCTTTTAAGACAGATAAAGACGGATGTCCAGTTCTTGACGACAAAGCTGGAGGGGTGGAATATTTCACAGTTGGGACTGGAACCTGCACTGGTGACAGTTATTCTGCTGATACCAACTTTGAGGATGAACAGAAACTAATAGACTTTTAAAAGATAGCGATGAATATGGGAAAAATATTACTAAATGAGGTATTATCTCATGCTGATAAGTTAAAAGAGGAAATCAAGAAACGTTTAAAATGCGAGATTGTCGATTTTGAGATTGTAGAATATGAGTCCGGGGAAATAGGTGTGCATTGGAATGCTACATACAAAAGCGAAGCTTCATACGTGGATATTCCATATAAATGGATAGTGGCAGGTATTCATTGGGGTGAAGGACTTATTAGTATGTATGCAAACCCAACTGACTTTTTAGTATTTAACAAATAAAAATGAGCCTTGGGCGGGCTTTGTAAAACCCACATTAAAAAATATGGATAAAATTAAGTTAGGCGACAAAGTTCGTAGTAGTGTATCAGGTTTTTCAGGGACTATAACCGCAAAATGTGAGTATTTGCACAGCGCTACTCAATATTGTGTAACAGCTAAATGCAAAGATAATGACATCAAAGAAGCGTGGTTTGCTGCATCTGAATTGGAACTGGTAGAAGATTAACTGCTAAAGTCCTATAGGTAAAGTATCCTGTAGGACTTTAATTAGAATTCAAAGTAGAAAGGAACAAAATTATGACATTAAAACAAGCCCAAAAATTGTATGAAGATTCAGTACAGGCAAAAATGACTCATGCCGACAACTGTATGACTCAATCGCAACTTGAATATATTGGCAGAACCATTTGGGGATTCACTCCCGACAAACAAGCAAAGGTGCTATTCACCAAGATAGGTAAGAGAGTATCTACTGTTATAGCATCAAAAGAAGCATTTATTAAAGAAGTTGGTAAACCTATTGTCTGCAAATGTCCAGTATGTGATATGTATTATTTGGCTTATAGAAAGCCCGTCGATGCTCACGATGAACTAACTGCTCAGTGTCCAAAATGCGATTCACTTGGTTGTGATTCGGATATTGTACACTTGGAGACAAACCGTAAGTTTTGGCTAAATGACAAGATCACTAAAATTCTTGTTCCCAACAAAGATCCGGAACGGGTAGCAACTATGTATGATTCGGCTGCGGAAGATTTCCCGGCACAATATGATATGCTACTGCCTGATGGTAAGAGATGTTCTGATTGCGTAAAAAGTAATACCTGTTGCAATGTATTTGGTCAGAAGGAAAGTGACACTACCTGCCAATGGCATCCTTCCAGATATTCACCGAAGGAATAACCCTCAAAACTAAGTAGATATGAATCTAAATCAAATATATAATGCAGAATGTCTTACTTGGTTGCAATCACTTCCAGATAAGAGTATTAATTGCTGTGTTACTTCTCCACCATATTACGGGCTACGTGACTATGGCAATGAAGCTCAAATAGGACTTGAAAAAACTCCGGAAGAATATATTGAGAAATTAGTGAATGTATTCCATGAGGTTTATCGGGTTTTAAAAAACGATGGTACATTGTGGGTGAATATCGGAGACAGCTATGCTGGTTCCATGAAAGGTGCAGCGCGTTTCCCAGATAATGCAATGAATTATAAGCAAGGAACAAATAGAGGGACACTTGGTAAAGCTACATTGGTAAAACAGTGTACGGGATGCAAAAATAAAGATTTAATAGGCATTCCGTGGATGCTTGCTTTTGCTCTTCGTGCCGATGGTTGGTATTTGCGTCAGGATATCATTTGGAGTAAACCTAATCCGATGCCGGAAAGTGTTACGGATAGATGTACGAAGTCGCATGAATACATCTTTCTCTTATCAAAGAGTAAAAAATACTATTTTGATAGTAAATCTATTCAGCAGACAGCTTCTCAAAGCGTAAAAAGTAGGCTTGGCAAAGTTGAGAATGTAGGATATAAGGCTTTTGCGACTGCTAACAATTTGGAGGAATCCAATCCGATGTTCCGGAAGAGTACGACACGTGAATATCAGTATGCAGACAAAGCTAATAAACGTTCAGTTTGGCACATTCCAACATCCTCTTATAAAGATGCACACTTTGCAGTATTTCCAGAGAATTTGATAGTTGATTGCATTAAAGCGGGCTGCCCTGAAGATGGTATCGTAATTGACCCATTCATGGGTTCTGGTACTACGGCCGTAGTTGCCAGGAAGCTCAACCGCTATTATGTAGGAGCTGAGCTTAATCCTAACTATATAGACATAGCAAAAAAGAGACTAAGTAAAGAATTGGGATTTTTTAAATAATACAAATCAAGACAGAAAGGAATTAAATCATGAAAGAATTTAGAGGAACTAAAGGTGAATGGTTAGTGGACGACATAGATGTTATATCTCGTGAAACAGGATTTGCCATTTGCCAAGTTTATGATGGATTGGATACCCATATTTCCGAAATGGATATGGAAGTAGTAAATGCAAATGCCCGACTTATGGCTACTGCTCCTGAATTGTTGGAAGCATTACAAGCAATGCTAGAACGATTTGATTACAAAGAGCAGTCTATCTATTCTTTTGCTGCCAAAGAAATTGATGTAGCAAAAGCAGTAATTAAAAAGGCTATTGAATAACCCTCAAAACATAAAACGGAGTGGATTAAACAAATACCTGGAACATGAATAGAATGAGATGGTTCGTCATCGGACTCCACCTATATGTATTTCCGCCAGAACCGGAAGTAGGAGACATCGAGGCTTTACACAACTGGATCCCACAAAAAAAAGGAATCATTGAGACGCTAAAATTCAGGTTTCACACCGGTATTTGGAGCTATACAGCAGGGAATATAAATTATCAATATTAATTGCACTATCACTATTCTGCACTTAAGCATGGGAACCTATCAAGAAATATTAGACGAAGTTCTTCCTCTATACCGGCAGGATCCGGAACGCTTCATGCGTTTCTATCACGCCGTCAATAACATTCTTGCTACAATACCTGAAGGCAAGAGTATTCTTATAGCTGACCATTGTAAGCCTGCATCACGTGATCTATTCATTAAAATAGCCTGTATGTATATTATTGAAGAAACAACAAGGAAAGATGTCTTGGATGACTTTTTAGAGTTTTCTGACGATTATAGCAGCATTCGGCATGTGCCTAAATTAGTGCCGGCACATGTCCGGCCACACTTCTACTCGAATCGAAGATGAGTAGATTATCCCAATTTATTACTCTGTAAAGATACTAATTTTCACTGATATACGCAACATTATGACAATAAAAAAAGAGAATAAAATAATGGTAGTAATAGCCCAATCGAGCGATGACCGGGAACTATTCATTTCCCGCCTGGCCGTTCGGCTGGGTTTTGCCAAAGTCCCTTCGGACGCTAAAAAAATCATCCGCAAGGATATCTATTCCTTTGACCTGCCTACTGCCTACTTCATTCTCTGCAGTAACTACAACTTTCGCGGCTCTGTCATCACGACACAGCGGCTCTACGAGCTTGCCGCAAGGGGTATCTGTGTAGTCGTTGGCGTCAAGTCACTACCGCGTGAGTACGAATTGATATCGCAAGTGTTTTATCCTGATGATTTGCGCTAACATAAGTCGAATCATTTATTGCCCGGTGATGCTTCTGTATTACCGGGCTTTCTTTTTCCGTTCCCCTCGCCTCCCCTTCATTCATCAAGAACGTTTTGAACAAATGTGCAGGGGGAGAGGCGCCAAGTGCAGACAGGGGGACATATATATTTTTTTTATTTTTCTTTCTTTCTTAAAAATACCCTACCTAAAAATAAGGGAAAATTTTGTGCTTTCGTGCAGACACCCTTTTTTCGGCATTTATTACATTATAAATCAGATATTTAAACACCGCACGATTTTCGTACAAAAACGTACGACTCGTACAAAAACGCACAAAAATGCATTTTGTACGGAGTACGAAGATTTTGTGCTAAAAAGTACACTATTTCGTACGCCCTTAACTATCTGATAAACAACACATAAATAGAAAGCATAGCTCATTTAGCACGATTGCACAAAAAAATAGTACGGTATCAGCAAGGGTTATATGTACAATACCTCGTTTTTTTATTGATAAAGGCAAGGATTACTCAGTTATATTTTGTACATTAGCTCCACACCTAAACCACTATGCTTTATATGATTACTACTAAGATTGAAGTTCCACAGCATCTTAAGGAGTATCTGATCGGAAAGTTCTGCAATTTGCAGGACTCTCCGATTCGCTTCCCGGATAAAACGGATATCTACCATTTTATCTACGATCTGTTAGAACGTCGTCCAGCCAACATCTTTAAGGATCATGGTAATCTCACCATCATCCTTCCTGAACGTACTACCGGGAAGGATCCTAAAACTTACAATTACCTGGGAATACGTTCACAGATAATTCTCATTCGCAAGATCGACCGCATGCTATGGGCAGAGGTGCATGATTACTTGGATGAACAAAAGCACACTTACGGAATCACCTATATCGACGGGATACACAACTTCATGACCTGCTATGGGATTGATTCTATCAGCGAAGATGCATTCAAGAAGAATTATTATCGATGGAGGGCTAATCTTCGACGAAAAGAGAAAAAAAGAGGCTATCACCGCACAAAAACATGACCGAGCAAGTGTAGTTAATTGTCCCTTTTTTGATCAAAAAATGTTCTAAAAATGCGTACTAATTGAAAATCAATAAGTTATGAATAATATCAATAATATGGGAGGCATATTATTTGCCGAAATCCTGAATACAGACGAAATAGCCCTGTTTGCAGTACATCAGAACCAGGCATGCATCAGAAGCAAGGAAGGACACGACTGGTATCCGCTTCCAACGCGAGGAGTCATTGAAGCTCCAACTGTCGCTTCCGATGATACTAAAGACGCAGGAATCACATATAAGCATTCAGCGACCATCCAGTTTCCCCGATCCGCATTAGAGGGGAATACAGCAAACGAGCTGCGCAATAAAGTTCAGACAGGCTGTGTTCTACGCTGTCAGGACACACAGGGACACAAGTATATCTATGGCACGAATGAATACCCACTCCTCGGAACCTTAAACCTGATTATAGGGAAAAAGGTAACCGACTTCACCGGATATGAGCTGAAACTTTCCGGGACTTCATTACATTCGATGCTTTCCTATATCGAAATTTAACCGTCCTTCTGCACCCTCACTAATAGGCGTATCATTGCACCAAAATCAGTGCAATGAGCCAAAAACGTATCATTCTTTCCGATTCATCACTTAATCGTTACGGTTACCGGGTCCTTACTTCCGGGATGCTCCTCGAAGCATTCAAGAAGAACCCGGTGATGCTGTATATGCATTTTCGTGATGAAGGATCTCCCATTTGGGGAGAAACTAAAGCTATCGGGCATTGGGAAGATATACAGCTTGAAGGCGATGTACTTTCTGCCATTCCTGTTTTCGACAAGGTTGATCAACTATCTAAAGACATTGCCGCAAAATACGAAGCAGGGACTTACAACGCCGCAAGTGTCGGTATCCGCATCATTGCTACATCAGCCAACAAAGACCTTCTGGTACCTGGTCAGACTCGTGAAACAGTCACAGAGTCAGAGCTGATGGAAGCATCCATCGTGGACATACCGGCAAATTCCAATGCCGTTCGCCTCTATGATCGTTCCACATCCGTTCTTCTGGCAGCGGGTATGGACACGAATTCCGTGCCAGCATTATCAACAACTTCATTCAAAAACAAAATGACTCTAAAAGAATCATGGTCAGCTTTTTTATCTTTTCTGAATATCAGTCAAGATAAGGCAGTAACGACCGAATTATCAGCAGAGAACCTCGACTCCCTGCATAATGAATTCACCCGTCTGAAATCGGATAACAGTTCTCTCGTACAAGCTAAACAGGAGATCGATCAGAAATTATCTGATGCGACTACTGAAATAGCGACTCTCAAGACAACAGTAAGTGAAAAAGATCAAGAGATCGCTAATCTGAAAACCGAGGCAAGCGGCAAGGATTCAGAGATCACTCAACTCAAAGAACAAGTAGCCAATCTAAAGAAAGCTCCGGCACCGGGTGAACCAGTTCCTGCCCCAAAGGGTGAACCTGCCGCAAACGGAGGAAAAGAGGAACTGGCTGCCTACTGCGAGGAAAATGCCGGCAATTATCAGGGAATCACAGAACGCCTGAAGGCTGACGGACTCCTTTAATTTACTAACCTACCTTAACTATTTAAAGAATATGTCTCAAAAATTAATTGACGTATCGAAACTGAACCAAACCTTAATCACATATGATAAGGCGCTTCGCGCTCTTCCATTTGCTACCCTGCAGGAAGTTGCCGCAAAATTGGGATTGAACGTTATGGATCTGCAAGGCAAACATGCCTTAATCAATGAACGCCGGCGTGCCGGTGGAACTCAGTCTTACAAGATTGGGAAAAATTTCCGCCTGGTTGATAAGCTGCTCGGCTATGAACCTTCCGTTATCGAACCGAAGGATGTTGTATGTATCACAAAGGAAAACTCTCAAAAATACGATGACGGTGAACTGTTGATCGTAGGAGGTCAGCCAGTCAGCAACATCAACAAGAAACATCCTCTTGAAACACGTGTTGCCTTCACATTGGTAAAATCTCATGTTGAAGATGTAGTATATACATTGTTTCATGCAGAACGTGATGAAGACTCAACTTCACCGTCAGGTGCATTTGATGGGCTGTTCACCAAAGCCGACATGCTGATTACAACAGGTGATGTCAATGCTGCTCGCGGCAACTTTGCCCCATCAGGTCTTTTTACTTTGCCTACAAAGGATACAGACTCCGCCGCTTATGAAAATTTGGTTGAATGGATTGGTGGTGCCAACACTTACCTGCGTTCCTCCAAGTCGGGAATTCCACAGTTACTTTGTGCCGAAACGGTCTTGATAGCTGCACGCTCTGCTCTCCGCAACAAACTGAGTATGCAGGAATATCCTTCCATGCAACGCATGATTGAACTTTTGCGTGAAGACGCAATGTGCCCTGCGCTTGAAATCCTCTCTCACGAAGCATTGGGACAGGGATCACGCCTGGTTCTTCAGAAGAAAGGGAATATGGATGTTGCCTTCAATACCCAAGCCGCAACCAAGTTCTGTCAGATCCGTGATATCTACGAAGATCCCAACGAATGGCAGTTCTGGCTGCAAACCGGTTATGACACCCGTATCCGCGACTGGCATGAAAAAGTATACCGCTGTAATGAGCAAAAGAATGAATCTCTTGACCTCGCAGGAGACTATTGCAAGACCGGAGGCGTACAAGTTAATATCACAGGAATGGAGAATGCCGCTTGGGCCATCAAAGGCAAAGTTGCTGAACGTAGCAATGGTCAATGCATCATTGGTCTGACACCCGGTAAGTACACTATTGAGTTTACTGCTGTAGACGGTAAGACTAAACCTGCCGATCAGGAAGTGACTGTAGTGGAAGGCGAGGTAACAACCGCAACCGGTGCTTATACCTAAACTGAGATAAAAAAATGAGCGGCCATTTTTGGTCGCTCTATCCTATTCACTCTTAACAATTACACTAATGAAAAAATATACTTACCTAATTCTCTGTTTGTTATTTGTGGTTTTGGTTATTGCAATCCCGGAGCTGCACCCTCAGACATGCCATCTTGATGGAAATACATTGACCATGCTGGCAGCTGGTCCGGCCTTCGCACCACTGAAATGGAATGTCGGTCAAAATAATATGGGTGGATATAAAGGACGGTTACTGTTCGTCCCATTTGATGCACCCAATACAGTACCCACCGTTCCGGATCCCGGCAAAGCAGCAGACAACGAGGCGTTAGTGACGGCAGCCGGTGCATTTGCTTTTCCTGCAGAAGGAACATATAAGCAACCTATTTATCTATATAGTACAGACGCGACAGTCGAATATAAAGCGGAGCAACAGGGAGAAGCTGACGGGATCAGCTATAAACTGACGCTAAGTTTCTTCTTCCCTGGTAATACCCCTGAAATGCATGCATTCAATGCATTGGTAAAAAACACAGCAGGCTATTACATCTTTGAAGACTCCGACGGCAGGCAAATGATCATGGGACAGCCGGGATTATATGCTTCTACTGCTCCTTCCTTCAATGGAGGAAAAGCAAGAGGTGACCGTCGCGGTACCACCTATACGGCTACCGCCGATTCCAATTACTCTGCGATCTTCCTTGAAACTCCCATAGATATGGAAGTGATAGGCGGATTTAAACCAGCTCCCGCACCAGAATCATGATCAGACAAGAACAACTCAGCCAATGGTTAGGAGACCGTCAGCGCAAATATGCTGACGGCCTGGTTCTTTTCAATGCTCTCGCAAAGGAAGCTATGAAAAAGAAATTTGCTGCTTACCTGGCAGCAGCTCCGGAAGATCCACACATTTTTGATCCGCATTTCACCCAGCTCGTTAATTGCTTGTCCAAACTCGACAAGGAGATTAAATTCTCCCCTTCCTTATATCCTGCCGCAATGGAAGAAATTGTTGTAGTAAAGACCATGAGCGAGGATGATCGAAAAAAAACGATCGAATCCAAGCAAGCGAATATCGCCTCCCTGGAGGAGTTGGTCAATAACCTTCGATCACGAATTGACAGTTTAGAGAACGACAGTGGAAGTCACGCTGATGAACTTGTTTCCCTTCAGGAACAATTTGACGAGAAGATGTCAGAACTATCTACCTTACAGAACGAAGTGAACGCTCTGAACACACCAGGCGTCAAGATCATCACAGAAGAATCACTCAGCCCGTCTATTCGCAAGGCTTATGCCCGTATCAAAGAAATCGCACCTCTATATGCAAGCCTGCATAACGATGTAGCTAATTCGGAGATCCCAGCAGAAGAACGGCAGCCTATAGCCGAAGATCTCTGTAAACTCGATGACGAACGCCGCCGGCTTTGGAAACAGATCGACGCTTGGGCAGAAGGAAAAGGAGAACTGAACCTTAAAGAGAAACGACCGGTATACAGTGATAATGGCGTAGTACGCGGTATTGAGATCGCCCGTCAGATTAAACGTCTGAAACAAAACATTACTAACAGCCAATCTGCTGCTAACCGCGCCGAATCTCAAGGTAAAAAGACTGTTATGCAAAATGCCTTAGATCGTGTTGCCGGCTACCAAGAAGAACTGGCAGCACTGGAAAAGGAAATTGCGGTGCAACAGAGCGCAAGTAAGGAATAACATCAGAGGCATTGCCCCTGGATCTATGAACAGTTCATGCACAAGCGAGGGCCATACATCTAGTGTTGCCCTCGCTTTCGTTTGAATACAACAAACCACTATAGTTATGCCTAAGAAAGATCCTACATACGACCGGATAGAACGTGCCTTGTTCAAGGACAAAGAGGATGCATCAAGCATCCTGTCCCAACGGGAAATGGAAATCAAAAAACGAATGATGCTATGTGTCAGCAAAAAAATGGAAGATCCTCTGATCCAAGACACCGAACTTGTCAACTTCCTGATGAATGGATGCGGAGGTAACACAGATGCCGTATCACAATCACAAGCATACCGGGACATCGGCATGATCAACAGATTAGTTGGTAACATTCAACTGGCCGCAAAAGCCTGGTATCGGTATATGATTGTAGAAGGTGGGAAAAAAGCATTCAATATGGCCATAGACAAAGAAGATGCCAAGGGAGCAGCTGCAGCGTTGGACAAGATAGGTAAATACACTCGCTCGGACAAAGAAGATGAGAAATTCGACTACTCCCAGCTCGTTCCTCCATCATTTGAGCCTTCAGATGATGTTACCCTTCTGGAAGGTCTGGAACCTATTGAAGACCTTGAAGGAACCAGGTCAGAAATGCGAAGCAGATTCAAAGGTATGTTGAGCAAAAAAGCGGTGGACATTCGTCCCATCGAAGAGGAGGAAGAAGAATGAGTACCCACCTCTCTCCTATCTTATCTGCCCGTGAACGTCGCAGAAAGCAATATGAAGTCGTTGACAAATTCTTCAATAAGATGCAGCGCCAGGCGATGGCCATCAACGCACATGACGAGTATATAGTCGCATCACGTGGTACCGGAAAATCCGAAGGTATTGATGCCCGAATTATCCTTCGGAATGTATGGGAAATGCCGGGATCTTTGGGTGGTCTCATCTCTCCGTCATACGCTAAGGCATGGGGAAATACTCTCCCGGCAATCTGCAAGGCTTTGGCTGAATGGGGATACATTCAAGGCATTCACTATGTCGTTGGTCATAAAGCACCGGCAAGCATGGGATTCGCCAAACCTGTCCGTCCTGTCCTGGGTGAAGGCTGGAGCAATGCATTCCACTTTTGGAATGGTACGGTCATGGTGATCCTGTCATTCAACCAGGGAATGTCTGCCAACTCCATGTCGCTGGATTGGGTGATAGGTCCTGAAGCTAAGTTTCTCAACTATGAGAAGATTAAAAGTGAGGTGGATCCTGCCAACCGAGGCAACCGGCAATACTTCGGTGAATGCCCGCACCATCACAGCGTAAGCTATTCCACAGATATGCCGACCGCATCAATGGGAAAATGGATCCTGGACAAGATGGATGAAATGTCCCCACCTCACATCAACCTGATCAGAAACTTATATCTCAAACTGCAGGAGTACAAACGCAAGCCACTCACGGATCATGTGATGCGTCAGATCAAAGAATATCAATTTGACCTGGATCTAGCGAGGAAATATCAGCCTCCAATCAAACCGCAGCCGGGGAAAACTAAAGAATATACCGTTTTCTATGGTGAATACGACGTATTCGACAACCTTGAAGTGCTGGGAGAAGATTTCATCTGGCAGATGTATCGTAACTCACCACCGCTAATTTGGCGTACCGCTTTCATGAACGAACGCCTGTTCCGTGTACCAAACGGCTTCTATTCTGCGTTGGATGATAATATTCACTTCTATATCCCGAAAGACAATGGACGCCTCCGGAATCTTGGGTGCAACTGGGGAAAACTGACCTCCTGCGGCTGTTTAGGAGACGGAGATCTTGACTTCGATCAGGAATTGCACCTTGCATTCGACTCAAATGCATCCATCTCCACAGCTGTCGTAGGCCAACTGAATGAACATACGATGCGCGTTCTCAAGTCATTTTATGTCAAAACACCAGGGAAGCTACAAGATCTTGTCAAGATGATAGCCGACTACTACCGTCCGAAACTTAATCACGATATAGTAGTCTACTATGATCATACGTTCACCTGGGAATCAGGATCCACTACAGAAACTTATGCCGATATCATTGAACGGGTATTCAAAGAGAATGGATACAACGTGACGATGGTCTATGTCGGTCAAGCCCCGAAACATGAGTGGAAGCATCTGAATATAGACTTGACTCTGAAAGGAGATCCGCAATTCTTGTGGATCCAAATAAACTTGCATCAAAATGAATTTCTGAAGATCGCAATGGAACAGACTGGCATCAAGCAGGGAAAGAATGGATTTGAGAAGGATAAAACGCCTGAAGGAAGCGATGACACTCCTGATAATCCGGATGAATATAAGACGCACATAACTGATGCATTTGACACGCTGTGGTTAGGCATGAACTTCTATTTCACGGCACCTGGATCAAACTCTAGTGGTGTATTCTTCCTGAATAACAGGTAGCCACCAACCAGTCTCAAGCAATTCTCATAGAAAAAAAGGCAAAGAGCTGATAACCAATAAAAGGACGAGAAAAAGAGGGAATATTTTCTCCTTTTTCTCCCGTCCGACCACGCACCGCCCTAAGAAAATGTTTCGATCTAAAGTTTTTTTTCACCCCTTATATGCTGGGCTTCATCACTTGTAAACAAATTTCATTTCATCATTTTTGGGCCTCTGCCATGTCCTTTACGACCTACTACATACCTGATACCTTTGCTGAAAAACAAGACATGGACCCCATCCTTAAACAACAATTGCTCGCATTCATACTTGGTGGTAGCTTTCTATCAACCATCACAGGATTCGTCACCCTCAAATACACTAAAAAGCAGGCAGAAGCTAAAGCTCTAAGCTCTGTACAGGACGTATATCAAGAGCTCATCGCTGACCTGCGAGCTGATAAGCTAGCTATGAAAAAAGACAAAGAGGAAAGCGAAACGAGGTGGACAACTCGCATTGAGAAGCTGGAAAATAATCAGCAATCGCAGGATAAAAAGATAGCGGATAACGAAAAAGAAATAGCTGATCTCAAACGATTCAAATGTATAAACCTATCGTGTAACAATCGAAAACAATGAAACACTATGCACACATTCTTATTTGTACTGCCAGCCTTGCATGCGCTTGTTCTTTTTGTGGTTGCCGTGCTACTTATCAAAACGATAGTAGCACTCAAGAGCAAACCCGTCTTTCTATCTCAGACTCAGCTCTACGCATCAGAACTGAAGATGCCTGCTCCCGATTCAAACTTAATCAAGAAGAAGCGGGCAAAGGCTGGAAAGTCAAAGTTAACTTCGACACATCCAAGCCGGCAGATCCGGAGACCGGCTTATCCCCGATATCGAATATCGAGATTGAAGGGAACGAAAAGACAGTCAAGACCTTGCTACAGGAAGATGACACTATACACGTATCTGAGAGTCAAGAAACGAAGAATGATCTCACGCTTCAGCAAAGCAAACAGTCAGCCTCCCACAAAGATGCCGGCAGTTCTGTAGCTGCCGGAATAGACAACGGGATCCAGTATGGCCTGATCATCGGAATCCCTATTATTCTTATCATCTTAACATTAATCATCCATGCAAGATTCAAGCAAAAGGATCCATCAAAGTAAAATATGGAAGCTGATGGAACGATATGCGGATGGAAAGCCTATAGAGTTTTCCATCCAGTTCTGCAAGAAGAGTACCGGGGAACTAATCACTTATGAACGTGCTGTACTCACTTCATTTCATAGCAGCGGTAGTACAATCAATGTACTGCAAGCCGGTGAAGCCACACCACGCAAGATCCGACGCTGCCTTATCACCCAGTTTAATCATCTCAAAGTATATTTTTAATATGGAATCAAAGCAACAACCTAACCTAGTTATGAAAGGGTACGAAACCTATGCAGTCCTGAAAGGAGGTGAGAAAGTTATCCAATTCAGCGATAACAGCGACATTGTGACTGACAAGGAGGCATCAGCCGTTGAAGTCGTCCCTAAGGGAAAAAAGGATCCGATCAAGTTCATTCCACGCGGAAGGAATAACGACATGATGTACGACATTATGCGTAAAATCGGCACCAATGTCACCATTGGCAGTAATGTTGAATTTAAGAATAAAGTCGTGTTTGGGGACAGCATCCTCGTCTACAGGAAGAAACGCGACGGAAAAACCCGCAAAATCATCAAAGAGGAAGTGCTTCCGGAAGAAGAACCCGAAATCTTTGAGTTCCTTGAGAACAATAACTTCAACTTCATCCGTGTCGAACTCGCTAATGATCTTGTCATCTTCTACGATGCTTATTTAGAGTACATACTCAGCAATGATCCGAAATCGCCCAAACTCGTACAGATCAAAGCAAAAGAGGCAACCTGCTCACGTATTAGCGAGATTGACGAGAAGACCGGTAAAAGTGAATGGCATGGATATTCAGCGGAATGGAAGAAAGGTACCCCTGAAGATCTTGTCGCCACTCCCCTGCTCGATCGCCAGACTCCTTTGTTGGATCTTAAGAAGAGGATGGGACTTGCTCCTGATGATGAAGGAAACCTCGTCATCGGAAAAGATCGCAGATTCATTCACAATCTGCGTATTTCGACGCCAGGACGCTTTTATTATAGTCGCCCGTACTGGTGGAGCGTATTTGCTTCAGGATGGTATGACTTCTCCTGTGCTATTCCCATCTTCAAGAAATCTCTGATTAAAAATCAGATGGCTCTCAGGTATATCGTATATATCAAGGATACATTTTGGGAGAAGCTATTTGCAGACGAAAAGGTCGTCAAAGATGATGAAAAAACTGCCCGCAGGCAAAAGTTTCTTGATGACATGAACGATTTCCTTGCCGGCGAGGAAAATGCCGGAAAAGGCTTTGTTTCACATTTCAGGTATGACAGAGTAAAAGGCTTCGAGGATAAAGATATCATCATTACTCCTCTTGAATCGTTCTTCAAAGGTGGCGAATATATTGAGGATAGCGAGGAAGTAAGCAACATGATGTGTTATGGAATGGGAGTACATCCTTCCATCATCGGATCCGCACCCGGTAAAGGCAAAAGCATTAATGGAACTGAAGCACGCGAACTGTTCACCATCGAGCAAGCCCTCATGAAGATGTACCAGGACGCAACCCTTGAACCTCTGTACTTTGCCAAGGCAGTCAATCAATGGCCTTCGGACATCTATTTCTCTGTAACCAACTGCCAGCTCACCACCCTTGATCAGGGAACGGGAGCTACAAAAAACACAGGTCTAACTCCAGAAACTGAAGAAAAATGAACGCATTAATTCCCGATATTGAGACCTTAAAGAAGGTAGTCAAGATCAATTCGTCATTGCCTTATGAATCTATTGAACCGTATATTGAGGATGCTCTTGATATCTATGTTAAACCCTATGTAGGGCAATCCGTCATTAAACAAGCTCTGACAGACCAAGGATCTGAGATATATAGCAAATTATTGCGTGCGCTTGGCCCGCTGACCTTAATGCTTGCGACGAATGAACTCGGAGTCATGTTCGGGGATACCGGTATCACGGTCAGTAATGTACAAGGACAACGTTCTCCGGCCAGTGATTCAAAAATAGCGGCGGCAAAGGAGAACCTGTGCTTCCGGGGAATGCAAGCTCTTGACCGGCTTATAACCTACCTGGAAGAAAACAAGGAAGATTTTCCGGAGTACGTAACAGAACATATTTCCCCTTTCTGCTTTATCCGGAATGCACACGATTTTCAGGATCTTGGCATGGTAGACATCGATTACTCCACCCTGTCTTATCGTATCATGTACCCCACAATCCGTCAGCTTCAGGAACGAAATATTCGTGAAATGATACCGGACAATGTATATGCGGATTTAAGGGAAGCATACTCTAAAGATAAACCGACACCCAAGCAGCAGGTTCTCATTGATCATATCATTCGTTTTCTTGCAAATAAGACGGCAGAACTCTATACCTCACAAAAGACAACCGAGCAACGTGTCGCCAGCAAAGCAATAGAATATTCACCTGCCATCCGCCCGATTTATCAGGATCCGGACGCAAACGGTAATTTCTTTGCTAGTCAGGCAACCTACTATGCCGGGAAAATACACACTTGTCTGGTCGAAAATGCAGAAGAACTAGGCATTGAAACAAGATCCCAGGCTATTGACTTTAACTCCAAAAAAAAGAAGCTATTCACTTCAATATCATAATAATATGCATACGATACAAATCAATGACGATACATACACACTTCCTGGAAGCTGGGACGAGCTCACCCCGAAGCAGCTCCTATACCTGGTTAAACTCACTAAATCGAATATACCGGTAGAACAAGTTAAGATCTACATGATGCTCTATTGCCTGAAAGCTCACGTATGCCGGCACAAGAAAATTTTCAAAGAATATGTCCGTATCAAAATTGGGCAGGAAAGTGAAACAGTCCGCTTCCGGATCCGCAGCCGTCGGTACCTCCTTCATCCCGAAGAGATCAGCCTGCTTGCTGATCAATTTCACTTCCTGATGCGTGAGGAAGAAAACCGTATCACTTCACAGAGGCTATATCTCATTAATCCGGAACTGACAGTCAATCCTTACCCGACACTCCGCTTCCGGTGCCGGAAATTCATCGGACCGGAAGACCAGCTGTTCGATATCACCTTTGAGCAATTCATGTACATGCAAACCTATTTGGATGCGATGCAGCTGGATCCTCAAAAGATCAACCATCTCCTAGCCTGCCTGTGGCATCGTGGGAACGAATTTGATATCAATCGTCTGGACAAGGATGCAGCTATTCTGAAACGTCTTCCCGACGACAGGAAGATGATCATGTACTGGTACATTCTTGGAAGCCTCTCCTGCATGAGCGCAGCCTATCCACGAATATTTTCAGGAGAAGGAAAAAATAATGGACGTATATTCGATGCCCAGCTGCGACTACTTGATTCCCTGGCACAGTCTGACATGACCAAGAAGCCGGAGATTCGTAGGGGCTTGCTGCTTGATGCGCTGTATTCAATGGATGAGTCCATCAGGCGCAAGGAAGAAACAGGAGAAAACTTGAGAAACAGATAAAAAGTAAGTGAAATAACTAGAAATACATAAAAAAATGCCGTAAAAAAATTACGGTAGTTGTTTTTTGCTTATATTTGTTTCAAATTTAAAAAAATACTCCAAATGCTTAGGAAATTTAAAGTCTCTAATTTTAAATGTTTTGAGAAAGATTTCATGCTAGATCTCTCTGAAACTAATGGATATACATTTAATTCTAATTGCGTCAAGAATGATATCGTTAATTGTGCCATGATTTATGGGCACAATGGCATGGGCAAATCTAATTTAGGATTAGCGATTTTTGATATAATAGAGCATTTAACTGATAAAAACAGAAATGATTCTAAGTATAAAAACTACCTCAATGCATATAGCAAATCTTTTACAGCAGATTTCTATTATGAATTTTTCCTGAATGGTAAGATAGTCAAATATGAATATAAGAAAACTGATTATAAAACCTTAGTTTTTGAAAAATTTTCCATAGATAATACTGAACTTGTCTTATTTGATAGAGCCAATGGCAACAATCAATTTTCAGTCAAGTTTAAAGGAACGGAAACTTTAAATACTACAATCAATGATAATCAACTATCTGTTCTAAAATACATAAAAAATAATACAGTATTAGATGACAATGAATATAACAAAATATTTATTGATTTTTTTTCTTTTATAGAACGAATGCTATATTTTCGTTCTTTAGAAGATAGAACTTATATGGGATTAGATATTGGGAGCAAAACTTTAACAGATGATATTATCGAAAATAATAATGTTCATGACTTCGAGAAATTTCTTAATGATGCTAACATTAAATGTAAATTAACTATTGTAAAAGGACTCAACAAGAAAGATATAGCATTTGATTTTAATGGAAAAAAAATCTTAATGTATGAAATTTTATCAACAGGCACAAGTGCTCTTACTCTTTTTTATTTTTGGTTTCAAAGAATCAAAAAAGCAGAAGTATCCTTTTTATTTATTGATGAATTTGATGCATTTTATCATCATGATTTATCCAGGATGATTATTGAAAAGCTAAAAGATACAGGTATCCAATTCATTCTAACAACGCACAACACATCAATTATAACAAATGATCTATTAAGACCTGACTGTTATTTTTTGATGAACAAAAAGAAAATTCAATCCTTGTCACAAAGTACAGAGAAAGAATTAAGAGAAGCTCACAATATTGAAAAAATGTATAAAGCAGGAGCATTCAATGTCGACTAATATTTTATTTGTTTTCGAAGGAAAAAGTACTGAGGACAAAATTGTAGAATGTTTAGAAAAACATATCCTAAATGACAGTGTTATAATAAAATGTGCTTATACTTCAGACGTATACCAGCTCTATAGAGAAATTGAAAAAGATGAGGACTTAGATATTTTTTATTTAATAAAAGAAAGAGATAAAGACAATCCTATTTTTGAAAAATATAATGGAAGTGATTTCTCCGAAATATATCTTTTCTTCGATTATGATGGACAAGCTGATTTGGCTAGTGTTCAAGATAAAGATGGTTTTGCTGTAAAAACAGGAGATAGTAAAATGAAAGATATGCTATCTTTTTTCAACAATGAAACCGATAAAGGCAAACTTTATATAAGCTATCCTATGGTTGAAGCAATAAGACACATCATAAAAAGTTATGATGATTTTAAAGATTTAAAGGTAAAGTGCAAGGGAAAAAACTGTCAATATAAAGAAACTTGCAAAGAACAAATCACATGTGAAAAAGAGCCACATTATAAAGTTAAAGTTTCATCTGATAGTCTGTTACTGGGAGATTATTCTAAATATGCACTAGATACATGGAAAAATATAATAGAAGCACATTTATGTAAAATGAATTATATCGTAAATGATACTTATACTTTTCCTCAAAAAATAGAATCTCAGCATAAAATATTTACTAAACAACTAGAAAAATACATTAATCATAAATGTCCCATGGTAGGTGTATTAAGTGCATTTCCCATATTTATTTTTGATTATTATGGATGTGAAAAGACAACCAAGATATTGACTCCAATAACAGAAAATAATTATGATTATAATTCTATCCAAGAACTTCTTTCTTGGGCTGAAAAAATTATTAAAAAGAAAAGATATCCACAAGAAGAATTTAAATTAAACCAGTACACAACTATAATTGATTGTGGTAAACACTTAGAAGCTATGATTTCTACGATAACTCAAAATCGGGAGAATCCAACCATTTATTATCATACAATTAATCAATTACGGGAACTGCGAAGAAAATTAGAAGGATTATACTATAAAGTTCCTGAACAAAAGTAACTTCTTGAATAAATAAAAAACTATAATCAATGATTAGATTATAGCTACAACAGCACAAAATATAAAATTTAAACCTATGAATTGTAAACTTGGAAAATTAGAAATCCCGGCTGATCAACCTTTTCTAAATTGTAAATTAGGTCGAGAAAAGTACGCAGAAGTACTTAAAGCTATTATCACTACATACAAAAAAGGATTTGTCTTAGCTATAGACGGTAAATGGGGAACAGGTAAAACTACATTTGTAGAAATGTGGAAGGCATATCTTGAACTGGACAAATTCCACACATTATACTTTAACGCTTGGGAAAATGACTTCATTTCAGATCCTCTTGTAGGTTTAATTGGCGAACTTACAAAAATAAACTCTTCTAAAAGAACAAAGGACTTAGCATCATCCATGATAAATACGGCGGGAAGAATTGTGCTAAAGGCAGTTCCTGCAATGTTCAAGGGAGTAATTAAGAAACATGCAGGTGAAGAAGTAGTTGAGGTTCTTTACGATTGTATCGGAGAAGGATCTTCCATGTTGAAAAAAGAAATAGACAATTATGAAAGGCAAAAAGAAAGTCTACTAAAATTTCGGGAAGATCTCGAAATATTTGTAAATGAAGTTTGCGAAAAAAAACCATTGATATTTATCATAGACGAGCTTGATCGGTGTAACCCACATTATGCCGTAAAGGTACTAGAACGAATAAAACATCTTTTCAACATACCTAATATTATATTTGTCTTATCCATAGATAAGGAACAATTAAGTAACTCCATACGTGGATATTACGGGAGTGACCTAATAAATGCCAATGAATATCTTAAAAGATTTATTGATATTGAATATGCTTTACCTGATCCCGATGTAGAAAAGTTCTGTAGCTATTTATATGATTACTATGGCTTCGAAGCATATGAAAAGGCAAGAGGCACTAAAGAGATGGAAGAATCCATTTTGACTATAGCCAATACTCTTTTTATGCATAAGAATCTATCACTAAGACAAATAGAAAAAATATTTGCTCATATTCGTTTATCTTTGAATATGTATAAACATAACCAAGTCATATATGCTGAATTAATATGTCTATTAACATACCTTCGAATTTGCGAATCCGATTGTTATGTTAAAATAACCCACGAAAGTTATACTATACAAGAACTTACAGATCAATTAGAGAGTATAATTCCAAAACAAATATTACAGATTAAAAAAAAATACGAATCTTCTCCTAGTCGACAATTTCACTTTACCATAGCCTTGCTATTAAGATGTTATACTTTCAAATATGAAAATTCCGATGAGAACGATAAACTCTTAACTAGAGATCCTTCTCAACCAAATCTAGTAATCAATTTTAATGTAAAGACGATCAACAAAGAACTTTTGTCTTCAGCTTTAGAATGGACATCTCAACGTAATATAGCAGTACCTTTACATTATTTTACTCAAAGAATTAATCTACTGGAAAATTTTGCGATCTATAATATAGAATAA